CTATACAGTAGGTACCTTAATTTTATAATTTTCCAATACTTTTTTAGTACTTTCTCTATTTATATGGGTATAGATTTTATGGGTTACTTCTGAACCTTTTTTGTGACCTATTATTGATTGAGTAATGGACTCAGGAACACCATCAATAGCCATGTGAGTTACAAAAGTATGCCTAGTGGTATGAAAGGGTCTATAAATCAATTCCAGGTCTCCTAAGGCCTTCTGCCATTGTCTTATTACATACCTTTTATTCAATGGTTCACCAAGTGCGTTTGTAAATACTAAATTATCCTCATTATTAAAACTATTTCCTACATTAAGAGCATCTTTAGTATTTTGAGCCTTAGCTCTTTCCCACATATCATTAAAACTTTCAGTGTATTCTATTTGTCTAACAGATGACATTGTTTTAGGAATAGTTAATTTCATACTTCCCCCAACTTTATTGCCTTCTTCATCAAAGTCTTTTGTATACCTCAGAGACTGTTTAATGCTCAGTACACAGTTAACTTGGTCGATGTCATCCCATGATAAGCCTAAAATTTCACCCTCCCTCATGCCAAGAGAAAAGCCAAGGTACGCTATACTAGCTATTCTACTATTAGTTTTGTATAGGTATTCTATTATTAAATCACGTTCTTCCCGCGAAAAAACAAGTACCTCATTTGAGTTTTTTTCCTTAAGATAATTTATTTGTCCTGGAACCTTTATACTCAAACATGGATTTTTAATGATAACATCAGTTTCAATCTCATAATTAAAAAATCTTTTTAGCAATTTAGTTAGCTTTAGTATTATTGGATACTTCTTGCCATTTTTATAAAGCTTATTTAAATATACTTGGATCATATGAGACTTAATGTCTTTGATTTTCTTTATACCTATTTCCGAATCATTTATGTATAACCTATATATAGATTCATAAGTTTCAAAAGTACTGGTTTTAATTCCACTGGGCATTATAACGTTGAAAATCCAATCTTTAAATGCAGCATTTAATGTTAATTCTCCTGCATCAGCATTCATTCCATTTTTAAGATCCTGTTTAAATTCATTTCTTTTAAGTTCAGCTTCTGATTTGCTTTTTCCATAGAATGTTTTAAATACTTTTTTTCCATTACTATCATAACCAATTAAAAGTCTTATCCTAAAATATTTATGCCCATTGACGTCTGTATTTGTTTTATTCGCCATTTCTGCTGCCTCCTTAATTAGAATAGTTATGTATACATCAGAATGGAATATCGTCAGAATCTATTCGGACTAGATTTTCACTAGGACTAGAAGCTACTTCCAATTGAGCTGATTCTATTTCCAAAATAGCCATTTCTTCTTGCCATGCACTTAGTGATCCTTGGACATTATAAGTTGTTGGTTGGCCACAATGCTCGCAAAATCTTGCATTTCCAGAAGCAATTTTACCACAAGGGATTAACCATTCATCAAAGCCTACTTGTATCCCCGTTAAATTAGTACATTTATTTATTAAACTAATTCCACATATAGAGCAGTATTCAGTACCATTTCTTGTTTGCTCATTGGAGCATTGAGGGCAAATTATTGCCTTGCCATTGATATCTACGTTAATTCCTTGATAAATCATTTTACCATCTCCCCATTTTAATGAATGCCCACATATGGGACAAAATTTGGAATTTTTAGAAACGAAACCATGTCCACAGACATTGCATTTTTTCTTATTAATAAAATCGCTAAATTGACTTAAAATGATTATATCTTGTGGATTTTTATATTTATGGTTGCACCAATTTAAATATCCTTGGAATCTATACTCAGAAGCCTCATCAGATAGTTGGCAAATTAATGAAATATCATTTTTACTTTTAATTTTTAATTTATCTAGTATTGATGGATTAGCTAACAGTTGTGAAGCAAAATTGTTAGCCTCAGCTTCCATCCATTTATATTCATCATCAGATAGACTGCAACGGAAAATTATAGTTTTATTTGTCAATATATGATGATGAAGTAGTATATGGCCAAGTTCGTGAGCTAAAGTCCAGCGTCTTCTTTCGATGCTTTTATAATAGTCAGTTAAATCATTATAAAAAATTAAAAAACGATTTTTGCTTGCTTTATAGATAGTGCAACCTTCATCAGATCCAAAATGATTTATAACCTCACTTGATGTAAGTTTATATTTTTTCATGTGCTTACTATAAGAAACAACTTTGCATTCAGAATGTTTTAAGCAGACTTTTAAAATATTAATAGGATAAGAAGATAGTTTATACTTTATGAATAGGTTATTAACTGTATATTTAATATAGGAATATCTAATCTTCGTCTTCGTCAAAATAATCCTCAAATGAGGCTTCCAATATTCTCATCATTTTTTCTTTATCCTTTAGTGGCATATTGTTTCTAGCTCTTTCTATTCTTCTTAAATCACTAAGGTCTTCCTTCCCAGCGTCCTCTACAGGTGTAATAGATCTAATGTCAACACGGCCCAATATATAATCTACTGATACGTTGAAAAAATCCGCAAATTTTTGCAAGGTGTCATAATCTGGCTGCTTATTCTCAGATTCATAACCAGCAATTGTAGAGCGGTTTATGTGTAGCGTATTGCTAAATTCCTGTTGTGTTAACTTATGTTCATTCCTTAGTTCCTTTAATCTTTTACCGAATACCATTTTAATCACTCTCCTATATTAAAAGTATAACCTTAATGTCCCTATAATAAACATTTGTCCCGATAAGAAAAAAAATTAAAAATACATATTGACATTGTTTCCATACGGGACTATAATCTAAACATAGAATGTTCCTGTTTGGGACAAGAATGGAGGCGAGAATTTGAGAGTGCTACTAAAAAAAAGAAGGAAAGAATTGGCGTTGACACAAAAGGATTTAGCCGAAAAGCTTTTTGTAGCAAGGAATACTTACACCAACATCGAATTAGGCAATAAAAATCCATCCCTTTTATTAGCCTTAAATATAAAGCGGGTATTGGAGTATAACAAGGATGATATTTTTTTAAATGAATATGTCCCAAAATGAAACAAGTCCTTAAATGAAACTTCATAAATTAGTTTAACTAATAACCAATAATAAATAATTTGATAAGTGGATGAAAAAATGAGTAATAATTTACAAGTTCTTAATTAAAAAATACCTATCGGGAAGGCGGAAATTAGATGCCAAGATTAACTCATATAACCAATGAAGGGTTATCACTTATAAACATCAAAACAACATTGTCCATAGTTGAGACAGCGGTGTATGCGGGCATAGCAGAAGATAAAATCAGGCGGTTAGTTCATACTAAAGATTTTCCTTGTTTTAAAAATGGAAACAAATGGTGCGTAAATAGGGAAATGCTCAATGATTGGCTTAAGAAAATAAGTGTGGAACATAGACAAATATAAAGGCTGAGAGGCCTAATTAAAAATTCATTTCTAGCTATAAAAAACCAACACTTCTTAAAATATGTATATTACTTTGCATTAAAAATATACCACCATGTCTAAAAAATAAAATTGAAGTACCTTGCTTCTAAGGATAAAAGATTTATAAAGGAGGAAAATTAATGAATAAATTAACAAAAGTATTTGAAGGTCAAGAGGTAATAATCAAAATGGACAAAGGTAATAAGGTTATAAATTTAGTTCATACTGCTAAATGTTGTGGGTTAGAAAAATCTGAGACCAGAGTTGGTCGCACAACCAAATCAATAAGATGGTCAAGAGTTAGTGAAAAGCTTCAGTTGATAAGCGGGGGTCAAAAATTGGACCCCCAAACTAAAACAGAAATCCAATACATCCTACAAGAAATAGAAAACACCGACGATAGAAATTCAATCTACATGAGTAGTTGGCTATCAAAAAGATTAGCACTTGAATGTCATAGTGAAAAAGCAAATAGATATAAGAATTTCTTAGTTACTATGGATGAAGCTAGAGAAAATGGACAAGTGGTAGTAAACAATGTAGCAGAGCAACAGGCGATATTGCAATTAGCACAAAGTATGCAAGGTATAGGAACGGTGGTACAGGGTATGCAGACCGCAATGATTAACATAGAAGCCTATGTTAAAGATAGTATTCAGTCAAAAGATTTACAGATAGAGCAAACTATGAATTTGGTGGGGCTGAGGGCTATAAACACAAAAAGGATATCGGACAGATTAAAAGAAATTTTAATTTACAAAGAAGGTACTCCAATAAGTGCAAGTAGTCCGAGCTACATCAGAGCTAAGAGACAGATATTTAAACAATTTAGGGTTATGAAGTGGGAAGACATTCCTGTAGGTCAGTATAATGCGGTTCATGCTTTCATAGAAGAACTGTAATGTTGTACAAGCCACAAGCAGAGGGTAAATAAATTCAAGGAGGAAAAACAATGAATGAATTAAACAATGAACTATGTAAAACATGTGGATTGAATCATAAAAAAATATTAGCCAATGGTAAAAATATCGATGAATCAAGAAAAGAATTTTTAATTATAGGGTTAGGTGGTAAACAGAAATATGAAGAGGTAATTAGAGGACTGTATGAAATTATAAGGAAATACAATTTAGACAGCACCCCAAATACATTCAAAGATTTATTGGATCAACTAAAATATATTACTTTGCATAAGTTCTAAGCTTTAGATTTATCTGACGGAACATAAACATTTTCAAACGATACACTAAATAGATCTTCATTACGCTCTAAATGGTATTTATGAAAATGTTGGTTTAAATCTGCAACAGCTCCTATTGCATCTACTAACTGCTTCCACATTGTTTCATCTATTTAAGCATAGCAGTGTGGGCAATTGACAGGTTTATCAATACTTGAATCTCGATAGATTTCGTAAGAGTTACCACAGTTTAAGCATTTAATTTTAGCAAATGTGCTCATATAAATATCACCTCCTTATGGTGATAGGGTTCTACAGATAATAACAAATACCTTTAATAAAAGAAAGGAAGTATAAAAATGAGTAAAGTAGTTAACATCAATGAAATTGCACAAGAATTATTGGAGGTTTTAGTTAAAAACAAAGTGACAATGAATTTTTATGAAGATGTGCTGGAAGCCTTAAAGGAAAAAGTTTATTCCAGCACACTTATTCAAAAATTACATTAGTAATGATATGATTTAAGCTTTAAAATTTTCTGTGAATTTAAGACCTTCGTAAGATATTCTTATTTCACCAGTTATGCTTACGTTTAAAGTATCACCGGACCTTCTCATATGCAAGCCGTTAATTAAATCTAGATTGAAACATCTCTCTAAAGCATCTTCAAAATTTGTGTCACCAAGTTTTGATAATACATTTTTATCGTTTGGGTTATCGCGGATTTGAATTAAAATATCATACACTGCGGTTTCAAATTCTTTAGTAGATTTAAACATAAATATCACCTCCTTTCAACAAATTTTACCACAGGGGGATTAATAATACAAAAGGAGGACAAGCAATGAGTAAATTAATACCAATCATTTTGAAAAATCAAAGAATATTAACCACAAAACAGTTATCAGAAGGTTATCAATGTAGCGAAACACAAATAACTCAAAATTTTAATAATCACTTAGATAAATTCATTCTAGATAAACACTATTACCTACTCCAAGGTGAGGAATTAAGGGAGTTTAAACGCAACATAGATAATATCGATGTTGCGCCTAATGTAAACAAATTATACCTTTGGACAGAGCGCGGAGCTAATAGACATTGCAAAATTTTAGATACAGATAAAGCCTGGGACCAATTTGAAAACTTAGAGGAAACTTATTTTAGAGTAAAAGAGATTGTAAAGCCAACCTGTGTAGAAGACATTTTAATTCAATCACTACAAGAAATGAAGGATATGAAGCAACAACTTAATAAAGTTAATCATAATGCCTTAGAAGCAAAAGCAGAATCCGCAGCAGTAAAGCAAGATTTACAAGATATAAGAGAGGTTATTACATTAAGTCCTAATTCATGGAGACCTGATACATCTGCATTAATAAATAAAATGGCATTGGGTGCAGGAGGTTATGACCACATTAGAGTTATAAGGGAAGGAAGTTATAAGTTCTTATGTGAAAGATTTGGAGTTGATATTAAAACAAGACTTACAAATAAGAGAAGAAGGATGGCTGATGAAGGTATTTGTAAATCTAAAAGAGATAAGCTCACAGTACTGGATGTTATAGCAGAAGATAAAAAGCTAGTTGAGGGATATGTAGCAATAGTAAAAGAAATGGCCATTAAATACAAGACTGCATAAGAAAAAAAATAAAATTAAGGAGGCACGAATATGACTTTAAAAAACATTTCAACAAAGGAACTTGTTAATGAACTAAGAAAAAGGAAAGGAGTACAGACGCTCCAAAATAAACTATATCACGGCTACAACGTGGTTATAGTTAAAAAATATAGTCAAGATAGAGAGCCCGTACAGATACCCATCAATGTAACAGTTTTAGTTATTGAGGATAAGGCAAGGGACTGAATTTTGATGAAGCAAAAAACATGGAAGAAAATAAAAATAAAATTAAGGAGGAAAATTGATGAAAGAGGAAGATTCAAAAATAAGCTTTGATAATTATTTAAAATCAATCCTATCAAAAGAAGAAATTAATGCCCTGAAATTAGCATTAAAGGGTGGGAATGATATAGACACTATAGTTATAAAGGGATTAGCTGGTGCAACAGGCAAGTCCACATTAGCTAGGGTACTGCAAAAGAAAGGATACCATGTTATAGAAGGTTATCGAATACACGAGGTTGTACTAAATAAACCTTTAGATAAAATGATACCTATCTTTGAGAATGATGTAGAGTAATTACTTTAAAGTAAAATAATTAGATCTTTTAGAAATATTAAATACCCAGTTTTTATGACTAGTGTTTTTAACTTTAAATCCGGCTTTTAGCATAGCACCTTTAAATGCACCATTATAGAGATAGAAATTTGTTCTAGAAAATTTTTGTTTTAGTCCATAAGATGTGGCATTACATGTAAAAGATTCAATTGGTTTAAAATTATCATCAATCCAATTTAATAGCTCTGATTTCTCATTTTCAGTTAATTTTTCAAATAAATTCGGGTTATCTGGATTTTCGATATCTTGGTTCTCGATATTATATTGCATAAATATCACCCCCTCATATCAAGATTTTACCATAGGGGAATTAATAATACAAAGGAGAGGAATATCATGCAAGAGGAACTTATCCAACAATTTAAAAACGGAAATAGACAAGCTGGGGATGATTACTACAATGCAAATTTAGGCTTAGTTTGTTCAGAGGCAAGAAAATATAAGGAAATGAGTATTGAAGATGAAGAGGTTATTGCAATAGTTAACCAGGCATTTGCCTATTCATTAAAAAATGTAAATTTAGAAAAAGCTAAGTTTTCAACTTACTTTGCATTAGTTGCAAAAGGGATGGTATTAAGACATTTTAAAGACTGCAATAGAGCAATAAGGACCCAAAGAAGAGATGCCACAACCAAAATAGTATACTGCGATAGTTTAGACACAGTAATTTATGCAAGTGAAACAACAGATATTACATTAGGTAGCAATATAAGTTCAGAGGATGATTGCACAGGTGCTTTGGTAGAAGAAGCATTAAACAAACTCAATGAAAAAGATAGACAAGCATTCAAACTTCAACTTTACAATGAGTTTTCACAAGAAAAAATCGCTAGAATACTTGGGACTAGCCAAGTTAGTGTGAGCAGAAGCATTGCAAGGGCGAAAGAAAGACTTAAATTAATTCTGAAAGAGGTGTGCTAAATGACACTTGGAAGAACTAGATGCAAACAATGTGTCCATGCAGATAAAAAAGTGACTAAGGAACCTTGTAACAAATGTAATGAAATCCAACCTAAGTTTAAATTTAAAGAAAATCAATTTCTAGATGCAAGCAAAAATTTAATGCTGGAGGATTAAAAGAAAATGCAACTCGTAGAGGTTGTTCCTTTCAAGAATGTTAAAGAAAGATTTAAGTTAGTAGAAAAGTATAGATTAATTCCCAATTGTGAAGCTGAGGTATTTAGAGACTATCTGTATGTAGAAGTATTCGACTTTGATATAAGAAAAAAGCGAAAGGGAAAGGGAAGGAGAAAACATGCTAAGAAAAAAACTAGAGAATAGAGTTGGACATCTTAGTAATACAGAGTTTGCAATCATATGTGGAATAGTAACAGATGATTTAATGTTTAACAGAGTTAATTTTAAAAAGCACACAAGCTTAAATTATGTAACAGATATAGCAGTTAGATGTGTAGATGTATTCAGAAAATCTGTATAAAAAAGAGTCCTTTGGAGAGGACCCTAAAGTAAAAAACTATTAAGCCCATTATAACAAAAGGAAGTGAAATTGTATAGATGGAGGAGAAATATAGGCAGGCACTTGAGGAAGTACTAATAAATTTAAGATCTATAGAAAGTCCCAATTTGGGTGATAGTTACATTAATGATTCAATTCAAATAATACAAATGTATTAAAGGAGGAGATTAAATGAAAGAATTAAAATTAATAAATACACTTTCTGCCGAAAGGGTACTAGAAAGCAAATACTCAACACAACTAATAATTACAGACCAAATGCTAAACAAAGGCCCTACAATAAAATCTATAAAAGAGGATCTAACTAAACAAGCTGATGTGTTGTTATCACAACAAAATATGGAGAAAGCTAACATTGAACTTATTAAAAGTAAGGTTGAACTTGCCAATGCTCAGTACGGAGTTACTCTATTAAATAATCTGTATTTGGGATTGTTGAAAGATGGTAAAGACGTTGATAGCTTAATTAAAATGATTAATGAAAATGCTGAAAATACTAAAATCAAAGCTGAAGAAGCAGAAGCTGAGATATTAGCAATAGAAGCAAGGAAAGTAGAAAGATTAGCTAAGATGGAAACTGATAGAGTTGCACAAAAAGAGGCAGACCAAGTTAATCACGAGAGACAAATTGCGTTAGCTGAGAGAAGAGCTGCTGATGTAGCAAAATGGAAAGCCGAGAAAGAAGAGTCTGAAAGGGCTGCGGTTATTAGAGAAAAGCAAAAGGAAGAAACAAAAACTGAGAGTTTATTAAAAACAGGTAAAAGTCCATTCTCAGAACCTCAGAAAGTAGCAGAGGTAATGGCTACCGAAACTTATAAAGTTACTGGAACAGAAGCACAACTAGACGCTCTTGAAGAATATTTAAATGCCAATGGTTTTGATTGGATCTAAGGAGGTTGATATAGATGGATGAAAAGATAGCCCTGGTTAAGTTTAATAACAATTCAGCAACTGAATACATGGAATACTCTTACATGACTGATATAGAGGATTTAAAGAAAGATGATGTGGTTGTAGTACCAACTAACAATTCATATTCAATAGCTCATTTTTCTAGGTACTCAGATAACAAACAACATGTAAAAAATGCTACTAAATGTATTGTTCAGAAAGTTGATATTGAAGGATTTGAAAACAGAATGTTTTTAGGAGGTTTTGATTAGATGAAAGAAAATTTAAAACTAGTTCAAGACATTATGCTTAAAGCTATAAAGATTACAACTACGCAAAATCAAGATGTATCTTTTGAGTTCTTTCCGCTATTAGGGGTTCTAGCAATCGCAATTCATTTTCAAGGTGAGTGTAGTAGGGGCTTAACTAAGTCATGGAGTGTAAATGTAAAAGAACCTGGGTGCCTAGATGAAGTCTTACAGGATTTAATAGCCATAGAGGAAACAAAAGACACAAGTAATGTGCAAGATGACTTTTTAGGAGGGGCTGATTAAATGGGTAAGTTAAAGAAAATAGCTTATCAGATAGAAAGTGGTGAGGTTATATACGTACACCAAAGAGTTATTAAAGGCATAACTAAGAGTGCATATATCACAAAGCAATATGTAGAAGAACATCCTAGAAGATTAATAATTGAGTATAGAAGTAAAAAGTTTAATTCGCATGGTTCAATGGAAATTATTGATTTAGGTCCAGATAAATCTAAAAAGAATATTAAGGAGGAAAATTAATTATGAAAATAACAGCAGAATTTAATTCAAACGAGGAGCTTTTAAGCTTCATTGGTGCCTTTGGTACTAAGAGCTTCATACCAAGTCAAGGAGTTGCTAACATAACTAATGTGGTTACACCTGTGGTAGAAACTAAGAAAGTAGTTAAGAATGAGGATGTTAAAAAAGAGGACAAACCTGTAACAGAAATTAAAGCTCCAAAGGAAGAAAACAAGGAAGAGACTAAAGTTACTAAGGAAATGGTAAGGGAGAGACTTGGAGCAATAATGAAAGCCGGTAAGCAGGCAGAAGTTAAAGCACTTGTAGCACTACATGGTGCCAGTAAGTTACCTGATTTAAAAGAAGAGGAATATGCAGCAGTATATGAGGAAGCAGAGGCATTATTATAATGGCACAGCATGCAATATTAAGTGCAAGTGGTGCTAAAAAATGGTTGACTTGCCCACCCAGTGCAAGATTGGAACAACAATTTGAAAATAAAACGTCTGAAGCTGCAGAAGAAGGAACTCTAGCCCATGAGTTAGGTGAGTTAACGCTTCGAAAAGAATTAAAATTTATAAGTACCAGGAAGTTTAATTCTGAGTTTAAGAAAATAGAAGTGAATGAACTCTTCAGTGTAGACATGCCTGACTATGTAGATATTTATGTATCTACCTGCATGGAGAAGGTTTCTGAAGCAAGAGTAAAAACCTCAGATGCAGTTATTAATTTAGAACAGAGACTTAATTACAGTAGATGGGTACCGGAAGGCTTTGGTACTGGGGATATGGTTATTATTGCGGATGGAACAATTGAAATTATTGACCTTAAATATGGTAAAGGTGTTCCAGTAAGTGCAATAAATAATAACCAAATGCGACTTTATGCTCTTGGAGCAATAGCAGAGTTTGAATTTCTATATGATATAGAAAATGTAAAAATGACTATTATTCAACCTCGACTAGACAGTATTAGTACAGATGAATTAAAAGCAGAAGACCTATTGAAGTGGGCGGAGGATATACTAAAGCCTACCGCAGACCTGGCATTCAGAGGTGAAGGTGAATTCTGTCCAGGAGAACATTGTAGCTCTGGATTCTGTAGAGCTAATGCGGTGTGTAAAGCAAGAGCTGATAAAAACATGGAACTTGCTAAGTATGAATTTAGTGATGCCCCAACATTAAGTGGAGATGAAATTGCAGATATTATAGGTAAATGTGATGAACTCGCTAAGTGGGCAAAAGATATACAAGAGTATGCATTAGAGCAAGCAGTTGCGGGCATTGATTACCCTGGCTGGAAACTAGTTGAGGGTAGAAGTAATAGAAAGTATACAGATGTTGATGCTATATCAGACATTCTGATGGATGAATTCACACAAGATAAAGTATATAAACCTGCTGAAATACTTGGTATATCTGCTATGGAAAAATCAATTGGTAAGAAGAGGCTTGATGAGCTAATTGGTGATTATATAGAAAAGCCAATTGGAAAACCGGTTTTGGTCGTTGAGTCGGATAAAAGAGAAGTCTTCAATAAAGTAACAACAGATTTCGGACCAGTACCAACTTCACTAGAAAAAACAGTAAAAATATCTAGCAATAGAGCGCAAGATTTTAGTTGTGCAGATACTGAGTTTAAATAGGGGGAGGCTAACATGGCTAAAAAGATATATGACACAGAAAAAGTATTATATCTTTATGAAAAGTATGGAACTCTTACCGCGGTACACATGAGATTAGGGTATGCTCCTAGATCAATAAAAAAGATACTTTTAGAAAATGGAGTAGAACTTAAAAGATATGTACCTGAGAGATGGGATATTAAACAAAGTTTTAAGAAAATAATTTAAATTAAAAGGAGATTAATAATTATGCCCGAGGTTTGGAAAGACATAAAGGGCTATGAAGGACTGTATCAGATTAGTAATACAGGCAAAGTAAAGAGTCTTAATAGATTAGATAATGTTGGTAGCCATCATCAAGAACGAATATTAAAACCCTGCTTAAGCAACAAAGGATATCTATTTGTAGGGATATACAGAAATTGCAAAAGAAAGCCAGTGTATATTCATAAATTAGTAGCTCAATATTTTACAGACAATTCTTATAGCAAGGTTCAAGTTAATCATTTGGATGGCAATAAGCAAAATAATTTACTGAATAATTTAGAGTGGTGTTCACCAAGTGAAAATATAAGACATGCTCATAAAAATGGATTATCTAACCCTGTTAGGGGCGAGCAAGTTGGTACTTCAAAATTAACTAAAGAAGAAGCTGCTGAAATTAAGGCTATGAAGAATAAAGGAATTAGCCAAAAATCTATAGGTGGATTATTCAATATAAGTCAGCAAGAAGTATGTAAAATACACAACAACAAATGTTGGGTAAATATATAAAAAATAATTTAAATATAAAGGAGATTAATAATATGAAAGTAACAGCAAAAAGAACAGGAACTAAGGTAACGACTGGAAAGGTACGTCTGTCATATGCTCACCTATTCGAGGCACACGCAATAGATGGAAATGAACCTAAATTCTCAGTATCAGTAATAATTCCAAAGAGTGATAAAGTAACGCTTCAAGCAATTAAAGAAGCAGTAGATGAAGCTAAGGAGTTAGGGAAAAGTAAGCTAGTTGCAAAAAAAGGTGGACAAATTCCTGCTAATTTAAAAACTCCTTTAAGAGATGGAGATGAGGAGAGACCAGATGATGATGCTTATACAAACTGCTATTTCTTAAATGCTAGTAGTAAAAATAAGCCAGGTGTAGTTGACCAAGATGTACAACCAGTATTAGATGCTACAGAAGTATATAGCGGTTGCTATGGCAGATTAACAATTAATTTCTATGCATTCTCAGCTTCAGGTAACAAAGGAATAGCAGCTGGTCTTGGTAATGTCCAAAAGTTAGCAGAAGGAGAACCTCTTGGTGGATTTACAAGTGCAGCAAGTGATTTTGACTCAGTAGAATCTGAAAAGGATGATTTCTTAGGATAATAAATAGGGAGTGAATTTAAATGGCTGATGTCTTATGTATAGACGTTGAGACATATAGCAGTGTAGATATTGCAACCTCAGGGGCTTACAAATATTGTGAAGCCCCTGATTTTGAAATAATGCTGTTTGCTTATGCTTTCAATGATGAAGAAGTAAAAATAATAGATTTTAATGAAGGTGAAATATTACCACAGAGAGTAATAGATGCTCTGTATAATCCAAATATAATTAAATCTGCTTTTAATGCAAACTTTGAAAGAAATGCTATAAAAAACTTTTTAGGCACACCAACACCACCAGAGATGTGGCAATGTACGATGGTAAAAGCTTTAACTATGGGTTTACCCGGCTCTTTGGGTATGGTGGGTACCGCAATGCATCTACCTGAGGATAAGCAGAAGATGAAAGAGGGTAAAGCCTTAATACAATATTTCTGTAAACCATGCAAGTCAACTAAAACTAATGGTGGAAGAACTAGGAACTTACCTGAACATGATATGGAAAAGTGGGAAATATTTAAATCATATTGTATGCAGGATGTTGTGGCTGAGAGAGATATAAAAAATAAATTAAGTATATATCTAAGCACAGATAAAGAACAAAGGCTTTGGGAGCTAGACCAACACATAAATGATAGAGGCGTAGGAACTGACCTAGTACTCATAGAAAAAGCCATTGAGTGTGATGCTACTTATTCTGAAAGACTTAAGAATGAAGCTAGAGAAATAACAGGTTTAGCAAATCCTAATAGTGCAGCCCAATTAAAAAAATGGATAGGTGATAAATTAGGACATGAAGTATCAAGCCTTACAAAAGAAAGTGTAGCAGAACTTTTAGAGGTAATTATAGATGCTGATGTAGTAAGGATTTTAGAATTAAGGCAACTTATGGCCAAGACTTCTATTAAAAAATATCAGACAATGCAAAATTCAAGATGTGAAATAGATGGCAGAGTAAGAGGACTATTACAGTTTTATGGAGCTAATAGAACCGGCAGATGGGCTGGGAGATTGGTACAAGTACAAAACCTGCCACAGAACCATTTACCTGATTTAGATGATGCTAGAAATTTAGTAAGAACAGGTCAATTTGATGAAATAGAATTTCTATATGATAGCATTCCAGATACACTTTCACAACTTATAAGAACTGCTTTTATACCTAGAGAGGGTAATAGATTCATGATAGCGGATTTTAGTGCTATAGAGGCAAGAGTAATTGCATGGCTCGCGGGTGAAAAATGGAGACTTGATGTTTTCAATACTCATGGAAAAATATATGAGGCCTCAGCATCTCAGATGTTTCATGTACCTATTGAATCAGTTAAAAAAGGCAGTGAGTTAAGGCAAAAGGGTAAGATAGCAGAACTTGCACTTGGATATGGTGGTAGTGTTGGGGCTCTATCCTCTATGGATAAAAATAAAAGTATTCCTGAAGATGAACTTACGGGCCTTGTTAAAAGTTGGAGAAATGCAAATGTTAATATTACAAAGTTTTGGTGGGATTGCGATAAGGGTGCTAAAAAAGCTATTACTGAAAGAACAACAGTATGTATGCAGTTTGGACTTAAATTTATATGTGCACCAGGAGTTCTATTCATACAACTACCTAGTGGTCGTAAATTAAGTTATGTAAGACCAAAGATAGAGGATGGTAAGTTTGGTAAACCGGTTGTTACTTATGAAGGAATGGAACAGACAACGAAGCAATGGACCACATTAGAAACCTACGGACCTAAGATTGTTGAGAATATTGTACAAGCTACGGCAAGGGATTGTTTAGCAGAGGCAATGTTTAAGGTACAAAAGGCTGGGTATGACATTGTGATGCATGTTCATGATGAAATAATAATGGATGTTCCTAAAGGCTTTGGAAGCATGGATGCAGTTAATAATATCTTCGGTGAACCAATAGCATGGGCCCCTGGTCTTCCATTAAAAGCCGATGGATATGAGTGTAACTATTACATGAAAGATTAGCTAAACGAAAGGAGATAAGCAATGTTTGGAATTTATAACACTATGAAACATGAGTTTCAATTTGGTATATGCGAATCTTCAAAAGCTAGAGCAATGAAGAGGTTATTTGAGAAAATAGGCAAAGGAGCTTATAAGTGGAGGTTTATATCTAAACTGTTACCTTAAAAGAGCAACGGAATATGAAAATATGCCGACCTAAGAAAGGATGGAAAATATGGAAAGAATAAAAGGTTCTATTGGTGCTGATGGAATAGAAATATATTTTAAAATGTTAAATATGGCACTAGATAAAAATGATTTATGTAATGGATATGGAGTTTCTTTTGAGTACGACATTAGAAAAGATAATACAAAATTAATTGTGCAAAAATTTGCTCATGGTATTCCTGTAGATATATTGTATAACAAAGCTTATTGTGAGGGAGAATCAGTTATTACAGAAGGAACTTTTGAGAAAGAATTTGAAAAGCATAAGCAAAAATTTGTTGTTTAGTTTGATTAAAATCGGAACTTACTATTGAAATGAAAAACAGGAACAATGATCTTTGAAAACTTAATAATGCGGTATGAAAAATAGATTGTCCTAATATGCAAAATATAGTATTATTAGGGTATATTATGTTATTAAGGGAGATGTTATTTTTAATGAAAGATGAAATTAAAAATATTTGTAAAAAAATATTACCAGATCTGCATTATACAAATTTGAAGGTTGATAAAGAAATTTTAAAAGACTTAATTAAATCAGGATATAGTTTGTATGAAATAGAACAAAGTGTTAGAGATAAATTCATTGAATTAATTGATGATACTGAATTGGAGCATAAAGAAAGAGATGCTGATAATAAAAAAAATTTAGATAATGAATATAAAAGGTTAGATAAAATTTTATATTGTTCAATTGGACAACCCATTAAGTTGGGCATTAATGAAGATATGGTAGGTAGCTATGAATACAACTATATCCTCAAAGATTATAGAATTAACGGCATATATAATAGTATTACATTAGAACTAGAAAGGAAAGGTGATGATTATAAAATAAGTTTTATTGAAATACAAGATATCGATTGGAATGGAACTAAAGTATGGCTTAAATCAAAGGATACAAATTGGAGATTTTATCATAAAGTTGATGTTGATAATACTAAGTTATCTTCATTAGGAGAAAACTTTAAATCTAAGAAAATTGAACTTCAAGAAGATATCCAAATATATATGCAGTATAAAGATGTTAATAATTTACTTTATCATGTAGAAAAACAAAAATATGAAAATAGATATTTTGAAATGGATATTACCCAAAAAGAAATAACAGATAAGTTAGATAATAAAATGATTCTATTAAATATATTAGACAAAGAAAGTAGTAATAAAAGACAGGGTACAATATATGCTTATTCAGATAGTGGACGGCAAGGAATATTCCACTACGAATTAAGGGAAGAAGAACTTTATATATTTGATATGCTTCCTGATAAAAAATCTCAAGGAGTCGGGAGTAAAGTTTTAGAGCTCATGGAGGAAACAGCACTAAGATATAATATTAAAGAATTGTCCGGAATGTTGTCTACTGTAGATTTTGATCACAAAGAAAGACTTTTATATTTTTACAAGAAAAACGGATTTATAGTTAACGATTCAGAATCTGGAATTAGAAAAAAATTGAATTGATTTATCTATAAATTATAAATACATTTTTCTAATTTAATCATACAATTTAAAGAACTAAATAATTTATTGAAACACCGCATTATTCAGAAAATGAATTTTGGGGTGTTTTTTGCTTCAAAATACAAAAATAACTCGTATAAAAAAATAAATTTATGAGGAGATTGTAAAATGGATAAAATTAGAGATATATCAATAATGGAAGCAGTAATTCATGTACTTGATAAGAATGCGGATGAACCAGTATTAAATAAATATATGATGGATTTAAATGAGGAATCTTACAAATTTATTTTAAGTCATATTGAAAGAGTCCTCAAAGATGAAAACTTAAAATATGCCTCTTTTAAAGCTAAAAATACAATAGTTAAAGAAGTAGGTCAGGACTATTTAAACGGAAGAATAGATTTGAATATAGCTTCAAAGGAAATTGTAAAGGGCTTGTTTGAAATAATGAAAGATAATGAGAGTATATCCTCCTGTGACCTTTTAGTTATATCTTTCAGTACTGAATATGGTCCAATGCTAGGAATATTAAAGATGGATTATGTTAAGCAATATACCCACAAAATTGATATTGTTGATAGCAATGTTGGAATAGGATTAATACCTATAACAACAGGATTATCTGCAAGTAAGAAAGTTCAAAAGGCTGCATTCATTAGACCAATAAGAGATGACCAGGAGTATGGCTTACTTGTATTTGATAAGAAACCAGTTACAGATACTGATGGAGTTAATTACTTCCTAGACAACTTCCTTGGTTGCTCCTTAATAGAAAATGATAGAGATGCAACTAGACATTTTATGAATAGGATTGAATTATGGACAAGGAGTAATTGCAAAGATGAAGCAGTTAAAGCAGAGAGAATAAGAACTTCTGTTAAAAGAATTCTTAGGAATAATGAAGATATAAATATTTATGATATTGCGGAACAATTAATTTTACCTTATGAGCCAGAAGTTAAAAAAGACTTCATAGCATATTTTCAAGAATGTAATTTAGAAAAATTCCAAGTAGATAAAGAATATTTAGAGAAGAAGCTAAGTAATTTAAAAATTAAAGTAAGTAGTGATATTGAATTAAGTATCACAGCAGATGCCTACAATGATATTAATAATTTTGAAATTAAGGACAACGGTGATGGATCCATTACTATGATGATTAAGCATATAGAAAATTATGTTGAAAAGTAGTACTAAGGAGGTTCTAATATAAATGATTGATGAAGGATTAAGAAAAGCAGTTGAAACATTAGCATGGGAAGAACTACAAAGGGCCAACAAAATTCACCCCCAATTTGTAGACATGCACCAGGGCTATGGAGTCATTAAAGAAGAAATTGAAGAATGTGAGGAAGCTTTAGACCTTGTTAAAACTCATATAAATGATTTATGGCAATGTGTCAGGAATGATAGTTTAGAAGTGTTTAAGATTGAATCTAAAGTAATCAAAAGATGTGCAATAGAACTAGCACTGGAAGCCATCCAAGTTGCAGCAGTGGCTGAAAAACTTATTAGTATTGTAGAAGTAGACCTATAAGCATAGGAGGGTAATATGTTTAAAAGAATATGTCCCAAATGCTTTGCTCGGGGGTATTCTTCAGCATCAACAGATGAAGAATGGATCTGTGAAGTTTGTAAATCTGATATCCCAAAGTCCCAAGAGGTTGTTAACTGGAGGCAGAGCGGAAATTAAAATGTTAAATTTGGGTGATTTTTTAGAAACACCCAAATTTAAGAGATTATTTTGTCCCTCTATTGCAGTGAGGACAAGGGGTAATTACAGTATATCCAACTTTGTCGATAGCTTTATCATAGCATTGATCCATGGAAAGAGTCCCGGGTCTATCATAGTAATCAAATAATCTATCAAATTCAGCTTCATCATTTGGTTGTTGATATCTACCAGTATTACTACAACCTATGCAATAATCCATATATTTCACATCCTTTCATTTGAAATTAAATTATACCATATACTCAGCTATGTAAGTTAGGGACAAATAAAATTATTCCGTATTAAAGTTAGTTAAGTTTAACAAAAACAAAATGTTAAAAAGGGGGGAGGTGATAACTTGGAACATGTGACAGAAGATAAGAAGATTAAGAAAATTTTTTATGATGGTTCCATATCATTGGCCACTGGTAAAAGTAAAAAGGAAACCCATTGGAAAAATAAAAATATGCTTTATTCAGCCTTAGTTGAAAAGTTAAGTACTACGACAAGAACTCCTGAAACTGCAGCTGAATATAAGAAGATGCCAAAGACTGATAGAGATAATATTAAAGATGTCGGTGGATTTGTAGGTGGATCACTCAAGAATGGTCGTAGGAAAGCTGAGAACGTAGCTAATAGAACATTATTATCACTAGACCTAGATTATGTTAATGGTGATGTATGGTCCAGTATAGAAATGTTGTGGGACTTTGGGTGTTCAATGTATAGCACTCATACTCATGCGCCGGATAATCAAAGATTGAGATTGGTTATTCCTTTAAGCAGACCAGTATTACCTGACGAATATCAAGCAATAGCTAGAATGGTTGCGGATGATTTAGGAATTGATCAGTTTGATGATACTACCTACGAACCTTCAAGACTTATGTATTGGCCATCAACTTCAAGTGATGGCGAGTATATATTTAAAGTTCAGGATTTAGCCTGGTTAAATCCGGATGAGGTACTAGCAAGATATACCTTTGGGTGGCAAGATGTAAGTTATTGGCCAGAGAGTTCAAGAGCCAGGGCAAAGATTACAAGTGCTATTAAGAGGCAAGAGGACCCACTTGAAAAGAAAGGTATTATAGGAGCATTTTGTAGGACATTTAGTATAAGTGAAGCAATAGGGGAGTTCTTAGATGATGTTTATACTGCAGGAGCTGATGATACAAGATATACGTTTGTAGATGGAAGTACCACAGGTGGAGTTGTTGTCTATGACGATAAATTCAGTTTCTCACATCATGGTACGGATCCTACTAGCGGAATATTATGTAATGCATTTGACTTAGTAAGAATTAATAAGTTTGGGCACTTAGATGATGATGCCAAGGAAGACACTCCAGCTAATAGAATACCATCATTTACACGAATGAATGAGTTTGCAAGTTCTGACAATAAGGTAATGCAGACACTAGGTAAAGAACGTATGGAGAGAGCGCAAGAAGATTTTGACACTGTTATAAGCGATGAGGAGACTAATACTGACTGGCTTACAGAAGTTACTTATACTGATGCTGGGAAGTTAAAAAGTACTATAAGTAACTTTCTAGTGGTAATAGAAAATGAACCCTTACTTAAAGGTAAAATAGCTTACAATGAATTTTCTAATAGATCTGTAGTGATTGGTAAAATTCCTTGGAGAAGTAAAGATAATAAGTCAGATTGGACAGATATTGACGATAGCGGACTTAGGGAGTTTATAGAAAAATATTATGGGATAAGTTCAACAGCAAAATGCGCTGATGCATTAGCACTTAGTTTTGAAAAACATTCATATCATCCCATCAAGAATTATTTAAATACTCTTACCTGGGATAACATAAAAAGAATAGATACATTATTTATAGATTATCTAGGAGCTGAGGATAAACCCTATGTGCGAACAGTAACACGAAAAATAATAGTTGCTGCAGTAGCAAGAGTATTTGTGCCAGGTATTAAATTTGATAACATGCCAGTACTAAGTGGCCCGCAAGGTATAGGTAAAAGTACATTAATTAAAAAACTAGGTAAGGATTGGTACTCAGATTCATTAACTACAGTACAAGGTAAAGAAGCATATGAACAACTGCAGGGTGTGTGGATGATAGAAATGGGAGAGATGATGGCTACAAAGAAAGCTGATATTGAAGCCACTAAGCACTTCTTATCTAAGACAGAGGATATATACAGAGTTGCCTATGGAAGAAGGACAAGTAGGTTTCCAAGACAATGCGTATTCATTGGTACAACTAATGACAGTGAGTTTTTAAGGGATAAAACCGGTAATAGGAGATTCTGGCCAGTAGATGTTGGAGTAACACCTCATACTAAAAATGTATGGGAAGATTTAAGTAAAGGTGAAATTGACCAAATATGGGCAGAGGCTGTGGAACTTTGGAAGAATAAAGAACCATTACATCTAAGTAGTGATGAAGAGAAAGAAGCAGCATTGCAACAAGATTCACATAGTGAAGAGAGTGCCAAAGCCGGATTAATTGAAGAATATCTAAATAAATTATTACCTGAAAACTGGGGTGACCTTGGTATTACTGAAAAAAGAAATCATATACAAGGGACAGATTTTGGAGACTTACCTGAGGGGAATATAAAAAGAAATAGGACCTGCGTAATGGAGATATGGTGTGAGCTTTTTAATGGAGATCCTAAGCAACTTTCATATATGAGTGCAAGAGAAATAAATGATATTTTAAGTGGACTCCATGAATGGGAAAAGAGTAAAAGTCCATTAGGTTTTGGGAAAATATATGGTAGGCAAAGAGCTTATTTACGTAAGAATTAATGGATACGGGCTACTTTATATAAAATATGTGTAGGATACAGTAGATACAAGAGAAAACAACCTGTATCTATACCCTGTATCCATTAAAAAGCTATGTAGAATAAGGGTTTGGGGGTTGTAGGATACAGGAGATACAGGTATTACTTATATAGTTATATTTATCTATTTAGGCATATACACGCGACCACCTATGTGCCTAAACGCACGAATACGTGTGCGTAAGGAAAACCTGTATCCCTGTATCTCTTGTATCCACTCTAAAAAAAGAAGGTGATGTTTTTGAAAGAAGCAATTAATGAGAAACGACTTATAAAAGAAGTAGAGAAAATAGGTGGTAAAGCATTAAAGTTTGTTAGTCCAGGAATGACAGGTGTGCCAGATAGGATTGTCCTTTTACCCCATGGAAAAATTATATTTGTAGAACTTAAAGCACCAGGAGAAAAACCAAGTCCTATGCAAAAATATAGATCAAAACAATTTAGAACTTTAGGATTTGATGTTAGGTGTATAGATTCAGTAGAATTGATAATGGAACTTATAAACGAGGTGAGAGGCAATGCAATTTAAACCACACGAATATCAACAATATGCTATAACCCATATCATAGATAATCCAGCGTCAGGATTATTTTTAGATATGGGACTGTGAACTAGGAAAAACAGTATCAACATTAACTGCAATAGACATTTTATTATTTTTAGGAGATGTAGAGAAAGTTTTAGTTATTGCACCACTAAGAGTAGCAGAAGATACTTGGAGCACTGAGATAGATAAATGGGACCACCTAAGTCATTTAAAAATATCTAAAGTTCTGGGTAAACCAAGAGATAGAATAAGGGCAATGAATAAACCCGCAGACATATATGTTACTAATAGGGAAAATGTAGAATGGTTAGTTAAAGAATATTTTGATAAGTGGCCATTCGATATGTGTGTTATAGATGAACTCAGTTCCTTTAAATCTGCCAAGGCAATTAGATTTAGATCCCTAAAGAAAGTAAGACCTTATTTTAAAAGAATAGTAGGTCTTACAGGAACACCAGCACCTAATAGTTTAATAGATTTATGGCCACAACTTTATTTACTTGATGGAGGAATACGATTAGGTAAAACTATAACAGGATTTAAGCAACAATATTTTAAGCCTGGAAGACAGAATGGATATATAGTTTATGACTGGAAACTAAAAGATGGTTCAGAGGATGCAATTCATAATAAAATAGGTGATATCTGCATTTCCATGATGTCAAAAGATTATTTAAATATACCTGAGAGAATAGATAATATCATAAACGTTAACTTACCTGGAAATGTTAGGTCCACATATAAGAAATTAGAAAAGGATCTAGTGATAGAGCTTGAAGATAATGATATAACAGCAGCTAATGCAGCAGTACTTACAAACAAATTATTACAAATGTCCAATGGCGCTATTTATTCAGAGGATAAGTCAGTAGTAGAAATTCATGAAGAGAAATTAAAAATATTACTGGAGCTTATCGAAGCTGCCAATGGTAAACCAGTATTAATATTTTATAGTTTCAAACATGATTTTAGCAGAATAGTTAGTTACTTAAAAGCTAAGAAATTAAAAGCCATTGGACTCGGAGATTCTAGTGATATTAAAAAATGGAATAATGGAGAAATATCAATACTTTTAGTTCATCCTGCATCAGCAGGCCATGGCTTAAATCTTCAGTATGGTGGAAATATAATAATATGGTTTGGACTTACCTGGAGTTTAGAACTATATCAACAAGCTAATGCAAGATTACATCGACAAGGACAAAAGGAAGTTGTAGTAGTACATCATATAGTTTGTAAAAATACAGTAGATGAAGATGTTATGAGAGCACTAGGAAATAAAGAAATAAACCAAAATACATTACTTGAAGCTGTAAAGGCTAGGGTTAAAGGAGTGATAATGTGAGATATTCTTCAAATTTTGACGAAGTAATAAAAAAGGCAGTAACAGAAGCAATTAAAGAATTTGATATAAAAAGACGTGAGGATGCAAAGACTAAAGTACTTCATAATACAAAATTGCTTTTAAGTAATTATAATTCTCTTGTATTACATTATGAAAAAGCAATTGATAATTTAGATTATATAGAACTTGATGAATCTGATGAAAAATCTTGTGAAAGTATAGAGTCAAACGATAAACTGTTTATATTATCAATAAGGAGAAGTAAGTTCAGGACAATGATTATGGTTTCACATATTCGAGCTGCATTGGAAGCACTAAAAGAAGACTGCATTGAGAAAAATCAGTTAATAAAGTATGAAATGCTAGAGAAATATTATTTACAGAATGTACCATTTAATGAAATAGCAATAGAATTTAACTGTGTAGAGCGGACTGCTAGAAGATGGAAAAACGAGATGATTCAATGCTTGAGCGTTTATTTATTCGGTGTAGATGCACTGTAATAAAGCAATGTCCAAAAGATGTTATTTACATGTCAATTTAAATGTGATAATATGATAGTATTAAAAAGTGTAATTGCAAGGCACCAGGAAATTCTTAATTGAATTGCTGGTGCTTTTTTATGTCTAAGATCCATTTGGTAAGCGGATATCATTAAAGAAAAAACAATTACAAACCCTTTATTGGATAAGAGAAGGTGTTATCTCTTTAATTATAGAAGTACTTAACATACAAGAAAGCGGTTATATAAGACATAGAGAATAATTGAAGCAGAAATGAAATAAAAAGAAAAATGTCTAACGTTTGAAGGAAATTCCCTTTTATTGTAGAACTATACAACAGAGGAGATGTTGTAATGATATTACAACCATTAAAGCAGTGGGTATGCGATAAGTGTGGAGAAGTTATTAAATGTCCTGAAGATGGGTATGTGCAGTGGAACAGGAAAAATTCAGATTTAGAAATTGATGATTTTGTAATAGTACACCATAAACCAGCATCACCAATGAAAAATTCTAGAAAGGCATGTTATATATATGATAGTGATTGTGACTTGAAAAGTTTTCTGGGAGAAAAAGGAATTGTTGAATTACATGGATTATTAGATCCAGGGCAATATCATATGCCAGAATACAAAACTAGAGTAACAAATATAAGAAATTGGTCAGATTTTTATAAAAGATTACAGTTACCTTATTATGAAGAAGCAAGGCGGTACTGGAATCGTGCCATGAACGATGGCTATTTTGGCGATTCAAACGAAATATATATTTATTTACCTGAGAATTTAAAAAGAATGATTGAACATTATGAAAGCGAAGATAATTTCTAAGAGCCCCCTAACAGGGCTCTTTTTTCATGCGTAAAATTAGATTAAATTAAGTAAGGGGTGAGGATATGCTAGGTATGTATACAAGTTATACCTGTAAGAGTTGTGGTAATCAATTGGTATTAATTACAGAAGAGATAGAGAGCATGAGCAAAGATAGATATCTAGCATGTTCTTACTGTGGTAGTAAATGTATTGTAAAGCAGAGGGTTGGTGACAGTGTTAAAGAATGTATGAGTGAGCATAGCTATAAGAGATGTAATGGCAGAATACAGCAAATAAGGTAAGTGTAAATTAATAACCAATTAGGGTAGGTGAGGTGATTGCCAAGAGAAAGAAGCCCATCAAGGAATAAAGCAAAAGAAATATACCTAAAAGCAAAGGGAAATATAAAACTAAAGGATATAGCTTTAGAACTTGGTGTGTTAGATACTCAGATAAGAAAGTGGAAGAGCTTAGATAAATGGGATGATGAATTAAAAGGAACGTTCCCAAAAGAGAAAAGGAACGTTCCTAAACCAAAGAGTACTAAAAGTAAAAGTTTATCCATCGAGGTAATTACAGAAAAGCAAAGACTATTTTGCAGTTACTTCGTTAAGTATAGGAATAAAACTAAGGCTTACATGAAGGCATATGGATGTAGTTATTCTAATGCTGACGCTAATGCTTATAAACTATGGGAAAACATGGGGATAAAAGCACTGATAGACCAGAAGTTAAAAGAGTTCCGAGATAACATAGGGTTAGAGGCACAGGATATAATTCAAAAGTATATAGATATAGCCTTCTCTGATATAACGGATTTTATGGAGTTTGGAATAAAAGAAATTGAATCACCTGATGAAAAGACTGGTGGAGTTAAAAAAGAAATATTTAATTACATTGATTTTAAGAACTCTTGTGATATAGACGGAACTCTTATAAGTGAAGTTAAACAGACAAAAGACGGTGGCGTGTCACTAAAGCTTAATGACAAAATGAAAGCACTGGAATGGCTAGGTAATCATGTAGATATATTGGATACTGCTACAAGAAAGAAGCTTGAGCTAGAAAATCAGAAACTTAAATTTGAGGAATCTAAGAAGGGTTCGGATGAGGATGGCAAAGGAAACTTAAGTGCATTATTCGATGCTCTTCATAAAAGTGGTGATAAGAAGTGATTGAGTATCAACCATTTGGTCAGAAGAGTCTTGACTTTATTAATAATCCAGTTGAGAAAGATGCAAGGATAAATATACTTGAGGGTTCTGTAAGAAGTTCTAAAACTGTTACTATGATACCTAAATGGCTTGATTATATTGTTAACGGTCCAAAAGGGCTTTTAATAATGACAGGGGTATCAAAGGATACGATCTACGATAATGTACTTAATGATTTGTTTGATACTGTAGGAACTGATAACTACAACTACAACAGACAATCAGGCGACCTTACTATCTATGGCAGAAAGATTAAAGTAGTTGGAGCAAAGGATGAAGGTTCAGAAAAATATATAAGAGGTAAAACTTTAGCTGGCGCCTATTGTGATGAAGTATCATTAATGCCTGAGAAATTCTTTAAACAACTTTTAAATAGATTGAGTGTCAAAGGTGCTAAGTTATATGCAACTACTAATCCAGATACACCATTCCATTATTTATATACCGAATATATAACTGATCCGGAGAAACTACTAAGTGGCATGGTTAAGGTTCTTCACTTTATGTTAGATGATAATCCTAACTTAGATGATGAATACAAAGATTTTATTAAAGGAGCATACAAAGGCCTTTGGTATGATCGTATGATATTAGGGTCATGGAAGATTGCCGAAGGTGCTATATATGATATGTTCACAGAATCAAATGAGTATTCGGATGGTAATGGCCCTAATTATGAACTAGCATATAGACGTTATTACTGCATGGATTATGGTACTACAAACCCATGTGTATTTCTTGAAGTGATAGATCAAGACAACAAATACTATATTGAAAGTGAATATTACTTTGATTCTAAAAAAGAAGGCAGACAAAAGGATGATAGTGAGTATGCCGAGGATCTATTAAAATTTATTGATGGTAAAAGGTATACCACGGTAGTAATTGATCCGAGTGCAGCAAGTTTCAAAGTAACGGCTAAAAGAAAGGGTATAAAGCTTAAGGATGCAGATAATGATGTCTTAGATGGTATAAGGCTAGTAGCTTCATTACTTGCACTTAAAATGTTAAAGGTTAATAAAAATAAGTGTCCTAATTTTGTTAGTGAACGTTCAGCTTATATATGGGATGAAAAGGCTGCTAAAATTGGAGAAGAAAAACCTATTAAGGCTCATGACCATGCAATGGATGCAATAAGATATTTTTGTAAAACGATTATTAAAGTCATTAGAGGTGTTAAATAATTTCAGTCAAATATCATGGTAAATAATAGAAATATTAGTAGTAAAATTCATTCCATATAATAAATGTTATATTGAATGTATTGTTTTTTAGCAGGTGTTTTTATCTTGAAACTTAAGGGTGGTGAAACGAGAATGTCAAAGAAGAACACATCAGCTATAAAAGGTAAACAACATAACCTAAAACCTCAACGGAAACAAGCAAGAGATAGCTTTCAGAATCCTTTAGCACGTTTAGGACTAGGTACAAACTCATTACTAGAATCTACACAATATCCAATTACTAGATTAACAAGAGATTATAACCTTATGAATAGTTTATACCGTAACTCATGGATAGCTAAGAAAATTATAAATACTATACCAGAAGACATGTGTAAGAATTGGTTTTCAATATCTTCTGAGTTATTGCCAAAGGCACAAGATAGATTCAATAAACTTGAACAAAGAACACTCATAAGGGAGAAAATAGTTGAGGGATTGACCTGGGGTAGGCTGTATGGTGGCGCAGGAGCGATAATGTTAATAGCAGGTCAAGAGGATATGTTAAATAAGCCTTTAGATATTGAGAGTATAATGCCTAATTCATTTAAAGGATTATTAGTCGTTGATAGATGGAGTGGTATTTATCCAGGTATTGAATTAATAACAGATATAAATGATCCTGAGTTTGGACTTCCTGAGTTCTACGATATCAAAGATATTAATGGTAGTGTAAAGCAGAAGGTACATCATACTAGGGTATTAAGATTTTTAGGGCGTAAGCTTCCATTTTGGGAGGATCAAACAGAAATGCATTGGGGGGCCTCAGAATTAGAACATGTATTTGATGAACTCGCAAAGAGAGACAATACAAGCTGGAATATAGCATCTTTAATATTTCAAGCTAATTTACTAGTAAATAAAGTAGATGGTCTAGATCAAATGATTGCTTTAGGAGATGAACAATCACAGCAAGAATTGTATAATCTTAAAACAGCACAAAATCAAATGAGAAGTAATAGTTCGATGATGATAATAGGTGATAAGGACAATGTAACATCATTAAACTATACGTTTGCAGGGCTAAGTGATATTTCAGAATCTCAAATGATGGATGTAGCAGGTGCAGCTGATATCCCTATTACAAAGCTATTTGGGCGTTCTCCTGCTGGGATGAATGCTACTGGCGAGTCAGATATGCAAATGTATTATGACATGGTAGGCGCTCAACAAGAATCAGTGTTAAAGCCTAAAATAAACAAGCTATTACCAGTTATGTTTATGAGTGAGTTTGGACAGGTACCTTATGATTTAGGCATTAAATTTAATCCTATCGCAACACCTAGCGATGAAAAGATAGCTGAAATAGTAGGTAAGAAAGTTGAATCAATTGTTAAGGTTTATGATAGTGGAATAATAAATCAAAAAATAGCAATGGCAGAACTTCATGAATTATCGTATACAACAAATATGTTTACTAATATAACAGATGAAGATATAGCTACAGCTAGTAATGATTATATCGATGAAAGTACTTCGGATGGTGATATAGATGGATTGGCAACAGAATAAACAAATAGAGCTAAAATATAGAAGATCATTACAGAGAGTAAATAAAAAGATTATGGATGCTATAAAAGGACTTCAAACAGTTGAACAAATTAATTCCGCTTTGCATAAAGTTTATAATTCTGGGATGTTTCAAATTTTAGCTAATTCAATTGCTAATAGATTTGTAACAAGTGCCAATATAATAGATGCTAAAACATGGAGAGATGCTGCAAGAGCAGGAAGTAAGAGCAAAAAGATATATGAGGCTTTACAAAAGACGTTAAACACTAATATAGGCCGTACAGTAGACCGCCAAATATTAAAAAATGCTAACTTGATTAAAACATTACCTTTGACATTATCTAAAGAGCTTACTAAGTTTATTAGTACAAAGACATACGAAGGAATAAGGGCTTCTGAGATTGCAGAAACACTTGAAGGTAAGATATTTCAATACACTCATGCTAGGGCTAATACAATAGCTAGAACTGAATCTAGTAAAGCCATGACAGCATTAACAGAAGCTAGAAGTAAAGATGTAGGTGTGAATTGGTATGTATGGAAATCAGCATCAGACCAAAGAGTGAGAAATGCGCATAAGCATATGCAAGGTGTATTAGTTAGATTTGACGATCCACCTAGTCCAGAAGCTTTAGTAGGTGAAAAGGATGTAGGTAATTATAATGCAGGTAATATTTATAATTGTAGGTGTTTCCCAAGACCTTTAATAAGTCTCGAAAATGTTAAGTGGCCATGTAAAGTTTATTATAATTCCACTATAACAAGTATGAGCAAACTGCAATTTCAAAAGATAATGTAGAATTTTTCAAAAACTAAATATTAGAGTAATAATTTTAAGCGCTCTTAACGGGGTGCTTTTATTATATAAAAATAAAAGTGAGGAGGTAAATAATGAGCGATTTTAACGTCGAATTGTTAATAGGTGGGGTAAAAAACTCAAAAGAAAATCCTATGATGGTTGAACAAGTATCATCGAAATCAGGACGAGTAAACAAGACATTTGCTGGTACTGTTCCAACTTCAACGAGTGCTATGGTACCAACTACTCTTTACACAGTATCAGCTGGAAAAACATTTTATCTAACTGATGTAGTGGTAACTAATAACTCAGCGAATGCTTCTGAGGCAAGTATAAACAGTAGCATAGTAGCCGGGACTGGAACAATAGCAATTGGACATTCCATAAATACATCTCCATTATCAATGGTTAATATCGGTTCTGAGCCTTCAATAGCTGCTGGACTTCCGGTAGTACTTCAATTAGGAGTATCAACAGTTGTTACATCATGTGCATATACAATTTGTGGATACGAGCAATAGGGGGTGACGTAACGTGGGACTTAGTTATTATGGAGATAAAATATCAGATAATATGTCAATGACTCCAGAGGGTTACTTGATTTGTTCCAACGTCAAAATCGGCCGTACTGGCGCTATGAAGTATCTTGGACAAGAATTGCCGTCAGCATTCAAAGAACCAATGGGGAAGCTGTGTAAAGTTAGTAGGACACCAGAAGAACTTTTTAGTAAAGCCACTATGGACTCATTTGAAGGTAAATCTGTGACCAACACACACCCATCTAATAACCTTGATGTCAATACTACACCAATGACTGAGAGAGGGCATATACAGAATATTCGCAGAGATGGTGATTACTTAGTTGGTGATTTATTTGTAAAGGATGCAGGTCTTATAAACGAGATACAAAACAATTTAAAGCGCGAGGTAAGCTGTGGTTATGATTGTTCATGGCATAAAATAGCTGATGGTGAGTATGAGCAAAGAGATATAATAGGCAATCATGTTGCAGTAGTACCAAATGGCCGTGCTGGTTCTAGGGTTGCAATACAAGATTCCAAACCAGAAGGATTAAAAGATAATAAATCAAAAGAACAAAATATAGGAGGTAAGAAATTTATGGGTAAAATATCTATAAAAACGTTAATAGCAACTGGGTTTAAACACTTTGCCATGGATGCGGAACCAGAACAGATTGCAGAGGCATTGGATGCGATGAATGAGGAAGATGAAAAGAAAACTGTAAAGGATGAGGATACTGTGAAAAAAACTGATGAACCCGAGAAAAAAGAAGAGGTTAAGGATGCTGATGAAACAGTTCCAGAATGGGCAAAAAAATTAATAGCCGATGTTGCAGCATTAAAGACAGCTGAGAAAAAGGAAGATAAAGGAGCTGATGATGCTAAAACTGTAATGGATGCTGTTGAGAGTGAACTTAATGGTGAAGAGGTAAAGGATGAAGACCCTGAGAAAAAGGAAGAAGTTAAGGACGAAGATACAACTAATACAAATGAAGAAAAAGGAAAAGTTGCTGATGCAGCATTAGTAAAATTTGTACAGGATATGAAGCCAATTATAATGAGTATCCCAGATGAAAAGGTTAGGCTTGAAACTGCTAAGAAATTCGCTTCTACGGTCCATGATGCTAGAGTTGTAAATTCAAATGGGTATAAAGATATTTTGGATACTGTAGCGGGTAATAGAAAAAATGCAATGGATTCAGCTTTACAACAGAAGCTAACTATGACTCAAGCATCTGAACAGAGCTGTAATGCATGGAAAGCAGCTGGGGATAAAATGAAAAGTAAATAGTCTAAAAGTATCTAGAAACTTAGGTAAATAAAAGGAGGAATTTCAATGCCAGGAACAGTTATTGGTAAAAGTTTAAATCTAGGATATGCAGGTAAGGTATCTCGTAACCCAGGTAACAAAATTAATTCTCGTGCGGTAAAATCTATTCTCGATGGTAACCTCAAGGAGACTCAATCACCTATCCCATTTGGTGCTGTTGTTGTGACCAATGCAGATAACACCTATTCATTATTTGGTGCTACAGGTATAGGCGTAAGCGAAGCAATAGTAGCAAATTTTGGAGGTATTGCAGTAAGTGAAGTTAAACAAGCTATGACTTATGGTTATGGTGCAAATGTTGGTAGTGGTCAGTTTGAACCAAATACAGCATGTGATGTATTACAAGTTGGTACAGCCACAGTATTTTGCAAAGAAGGAACTCCAGTAGCTAACGGTCTTGTATATATCGTTACAGTTGCAGGTACAACTTCTCCAGTAGGAGCTTTAGTTGCCACTGCAACACTAGCTGGTTCTGGTGCAACAGCAGTACAACTTACTAATGCAAGATGGGTAAGTGGAAAAATGGATCCTTCAGGTATTGCTGAAATAGTATTGCTAACTCAACTCAATGCGTAAGATTATAAATTATAAGAATTGGAGGAATTAAAAATATGAATGGAATAAATGCAATAACAAAGCAAACAATGGACTCAATAATGAAATCCGGTCAGCGTGGAGTTGTAATGGCCCAAGCTCCTGGTGCAATATATGGACCTGGTATGGATTCGGGAACTAGTGGTGGATTAGCATTTTTAGCTGGAGAACTTGAGAAACAAGATCCAAGGTTATTAGAACCACTTACTAGTTTAACTGCTCCAAGGGATATTGATATGATACCCGGCGGTGGATGGACTTCTATAACCAGCAATGTATTTGTTGATTATGCGACTTCCGGTAGTGATGAAGATTCAATTATAGGTAGTGAGACTACTAATATTCCAGTATCACAAGCTAATATTTCTAAAGATGTATTCAAGGTACATACATTCTCTGAAATATTGAGAGCACCTCTATTTGATGAACTTAAACTACAACAGATTGGAAAAAGTTTAAATCAAATTTTAGATGATGGAGTTAGATTAAACCACAGTAAGATGATTGATCGTAACGTATATGTAGGTATTAGCAAAACTGGTACGTATGGATTGGTTAATAACCCATTAATAACTGCTACAAGTGCTGTGGTTGGAGCTAGTGGCTCTGCAACATGGAGTAAAAAGACACCAACGGAAATTATGAATGACATTAATCAATTGCTTACACAGACAGTAACGGCATCTGAGTATGATTTAAGTGGTATGGCAAATAGAATCTTAATTGATTGGGCTAATTATGCATACATTGCTAATACTCCTGTAACAATTGCAGGAACCCAAAGTATTTTAAACTACTTATTAGAAAATAATATTGCTGCTAATCAAGGAATTTCATTAGAAATATATCCTTGTAGATGGTGCACAGGTGCAGGTGTTGGTTCAACTCAACGTATAGTTGCTTATGTTAAGGCAGAAAACAAGGTTAATATAGATCTTCCAGTTCCACTTTCTAGGGTAATGACAGCACCAAATACAACTAGTGCATCTTATGAGACTATATTCGCTTCACAATTTTCACAAGTTAAATTTCTATACTATACTTGTGCTGGATATCTTGATGGTATCTAAAATCAATTAAATCAACAAAAAAATATGCTAGAAGATATTTTTATCTTCTAGTAATTTTAGGAGGGAATACATGATTAAAGTATTAGCTAATAAAATATTAGGATTCACCAATGGTGATAGGGATAAAAAGGGAAACTTAATTGTAATTAAAACAAAAATTGGATTCTGTGAATTACCTAATTGGGTTGAAGAAACTAAGTATTATGATGATGCCTGCAAGGATGGTTCATTAAGAGCATTTGAGAGTGTAACATCTAGTGAAGAAGTATTAAAAGAACAGGAAAAGCTTCAATTAATAAAAGATGAAATAAAAGCGGCAGAAGAAAAAAGAGATCTTCTCAATACTACTAATCAAATTATAGAAAAAGAACTTAAAACATCTAAATCTAAATCTAAACCCAAAGAGTAGGTGATTAAATGAATTACAATACAGATTCGGAATTAAATGCAGAGCAAATTGCAATCAATGCTTCAAACATAAAAGCTGGTACCAACCCAACTTATGGGTTAGATGATTTTTATGCATCATATCCGCAGTTTGGGAAGGACAAAGATAATAATTATATTGTTCCTAAAATAGTTGTACAAATGTATATAGACTTAGCGAATGCTTCTATAAAAAAAACAAGATGGCATACATACTGGGAAGTAGCAACAGGATGGTTTGTAGCTCATTTTTGTTCATTATATCTACAAGGCACAGCAGACCCAAACAGTGGTGCAAATGTAGTTATGGAAGCAGGAAGAGCACAGGGGCTTGACACTTCTCAATCTGTTAATGATGTATCTGTTTCAACAGATTATTCTATAATTGCAAATGGTTTAAATGGATGGGCAAGCTGGCTATTAACTATATATGGGCAACAATTAGCAACGGTAGGTAAAATGATGGGTAAAGGCGGAATGTGCGTTCGTTAGGAGGTATTAAGTATGTCTATAGATATATCAATAGGTCAGGACGTAACAGCCAATATACTTAAGTCTTTAAAAAACTTAGAGAAAAAAAGTGTATGTGTTGGAATTCCTCAAAAGGATAACACGCAAAGACAAGAAGAAAAAATTAAAAATGCAGAGTTACTTTTTATTCATACGAATGGAATAAGAGATACTCGTATGATTAGAGCAATGCAACATGATTTAGATAATGGAGTACCCTACAGTAAAGCCCATGAACTTTATGTTCACTCAAATGGTTCACCGTTATGGCACTCACCACCTCGTCCAGTTATAGAACCAGCAATTGAAGCTGATAAGGATATTATAGCGGGTATATTAAAAGAGGCTTTGATTGCTGAATTAGATGGTAATTCAACAGTTTCAAAACAAAAACTTAATGAAGCTGGATTAGAAGGTCAAGCAGCTTCACAGGACTGGTTTACTAATCCTGATAACAAATGGGCTAAGAATAGCCCCGAAACAATAAAAAGAAAAAAAGGTGGCGACCGTCCGCTTATAGATACTGGTGAACTTCGTAAAGCTATAACTTATATTATTGATGATGGTGATAATAATGATTAATGTAGGTAGAATTATAAACGGAAGAAATAGCCAACCATTTATTGTATATAGAAAATCAGGCTCATGGGTATCAGGAAGATGGATACAAACAGAAACTTCGATACCGCTAACTGGAACTATTACTATTGCCAAAGAAAAAGACCTTCAGCAAATCCCTGAGGGCGATAGAGTGGGTGGTGAAATAGCAGTGTATTGTACGCAAGCATTATATGTTACACATGCTGCTAATAATCCTCTGACATCTTCTAATCCAGGGACAAGCGATGAGGTGCTATGGCAAGGAGCTAGATATAAACTATTTTCCGTAAGGCCTCTTATAGATTATGGCTATTATAAAGGTATTGGAATAAGAATGACAAGTAATTAAGAGGTGATATTATGGCGGATACAATTTTATTATTAAAAGAGTTAGAAGATGTATTTTATAATCTTACTTGTGCGGTTTTAGGGATAGATATTAAAGACCCAACTAATGCAGGAAAGGTAAGAATTGCATGGCCTACTAATGGCGCACCCACATGGGGCATAAGTGATGATGTAGCCTTTTTAAGAGTTACGCCTCAAGATGATAAATTGACTAGACACCAAGATATTATTTTCACAGGTAACGATCCCGTTTGGGCATCTAAAGAAACAGGATATACAAGAGTACACAAAATAAATTGGACACTTTATGGCCCAAAATCTTATGATAATGCAGACTTAATTAGATACAATATTTATAGTCAAGAGTATACTACACGATTAAAAGAAAATAATCTGTTTTTAATAACAGATGTACCAATGCCAACTAGATTACCTGAACTATTCAATGGGCAATGGTGGGAAAGAACAGACTTTTCAGCAGAATTCAATGAATTAGTAGTAAGAAGAACCACAATACCTTATATAACATCACCAAATTTCAAGATAATTGAAAACAAGTAGAAAGGAGACTATACATGACTTTACCATTAAGCAATATTGTAAATGTGAGTATAAATGTAGGGCCTGTAGCAGCTGTAAGAACTAGTTTTAATGTAGGCTTAATTGTAGGAACATCTAATATTATAAGCCCTGCAGTTAGGGTTAAAACTTACTCCAAAATAGGTGGGTTAACCGCTGATGGATGGAAAGGGGATGAACCTGAATATTTAGCAGCGCAAATTTATTTTTCTCAATCACCAGTACCCAAATTAGTGGCTATAGGAAGATGGGATACTACAAAAGTAGGCGAAACAGCACCAGAAACAGCAGTTCAAGCAGTAACAGCATGTAGGCAAGCTAACAGTGAATGGTATGCATGTTTACTATGTAATGCAGTAAAAGCGGATATAATAGCAGTGGCAGCTTATATAGATTCAGCTTCACCAGTTTCAACAATGTTTTATACCACTAGAGATGCAGATGTTTTAGCTGGAACAGAAGGAAATATAATGGAGTCATTACAAAAAAGTTCAACACATAGAACACTTGGTCAGTATTCCACTAGCAAATATTCAAGTAGCATAAAAGCAGATAGTACCGATTCCGTAGCAGCAATAATGGGCTATGCAATGGGTTCTAATACACAAACAGCAGGTTCTGCTTACACATTGGCCTATAAAACAGAGACAGGAATAACAGCTGAACCATTAACAGAAGGCCAAGCCAAAATAATAAAAAACTATAATGGCAATATCTATGTTAATAGAGGTACGGTCTATAACTTGTTCGAAAATGGTACCATGGCAGATGGAACATATTTTGATGAGATATTAAACTTAGATATACTCGCTAATAATATACAAGCTGCAGTTATGAATACATTTATAGATTTACCAAAAGTACCACAAACAGATGCGGGCATGGCTACACTCTTAAATGCAATTACATCATCACTAGAAACAGCTAGGGCTACTGGATTTATTTCTGGCGGGGTATGGAATGCTGCACCAATTCTGACAGTAAATACAGGTGATGTATTATCAAGAGGGTATGCAATATTAGCAAGTACAATTGCAGAACAATCACAGGCAGATAGAGACAATAGAGTATCACCACCAATTTATATACTGATTAAATCAGCAGGGGCAATTCAGAATGTAGCAATAGGATTATACATTAATAGATAAGGAGGTAAAAGTATGAGTTATACAACTTATAGTTTTCAAGACGTAACAGCTGCTTTTTCATGTCCTAGTGTTGGTGCTGCAAGTTCTACAGGAGCAGGAATTGGAAGCATCGGCATAAATATGGCAACAGAAAAAACTGTACACGAAGTGGCAGCTGATGGAAATGTTATGATATCTAAAATACTAGGCGATAATGGAACTGTAGCACTATCAATTCAGCAAACTTCGCAGCTCCATAAGTATCTTTTAAATTGGTACAATTACATCAATAGTAAAAGTTCACCCATTAAGGCATGGGCTAGTATGGTTATAACAATATCATCAGCAAACTTAGGCGATAAAACAATTTGTACAGGAGTATCACCTCAAAAATTACCCGACCGTCCTTACCAAGCTCAAGGACAATCAGTAACGTGGACACTTATGGCAGCAGAAATAACACAAAGTTAGGAGGAACAAAATGGATAAGAAAGAATTATTTAAAACTATAGATATTGGTGAGAGAAAATTTATTTTATGCAAATTTAATGCTCTAACGGGAAGTTATATGTTATTTAAATTAACAAGTATCATAACACCGCTTTTTAATGAAATAAAAAATATAAAAAAAACAGAGGATCTAAACTTAGAGGATATTAACTTAACTGAGTTAGCATCGTCTCTTTTTAGTTTACCGGAGAGTGAATTTAGATATATACAAGATCATTGTTTAATGTCAATTAAGGAACTATTGCCTGGAGCACAACCATATGTACTTAATGAATTTGGAACTTGGGGAAACGAAGATATAGAATTTGATACTCAATTAGTATTAAATTTAACTCTTAAGGAATTGGTGTTTAATATAGCCCCTTTTTTCGAAGGGTCCAAGTTAAGTTCGATGACGAAGGGCTTAACTTCCTTCCTGCGGAGTTCAAAAATCTAGATGCATATGCATATGCTCCTTGTATTGCTGGTATGTGGCAACAATGCCAAGTATGGGATGGAACATATAATTTAGATGATTTACTAGATGCACATGAAATACTACTTGTTAAAAGAGAAAATGAAAGAAGAGCATATAAAGCAGCAGAGGAAGAGAGGTGATATAAATGTCATTAGATATTATAAAATCATACTTAGTTTCAATTGGATTCAATATCGACAATTCTTCTCTCAATAGTACACAACAAAAAATGAGCCAAGCTGAAACAACAGTTAAAAGTTTTGCGAAAAACAATAGTAATAGTGTAGCATCAATGCAACATTCAACAGCCGATATCGGGATGCTAACAAGAACTTCTATGGACGCTTTAGCAAAGATATTTCCAATAATTAAAGGCCCCCTTAATGAAGTAATGAACCATATAAATTTAGTAAAACAAGTATTTAATGCCTTCTCTAAATCAGTAAAAAAAGACATGAGTGAAGCAGATAGCTCAGTTAATAAATTTCAAAGTAGTACATCAAAAAAAGCAACCTCAGTTCGCGATAATGTAAATAAATTTAAATCTAGTAAACCTAAAAACGATAAAACACATACTGAACCTAGTTCTGAGGCTAAATCTACATCTTCAAAAGTACCTTCAAATAACCTTGAAACTGTTGATTCTGTGAATGATATATCCAAAGCCTGCAATACATTAACAACGACAAGTGGCAAGACAGGAACAGCTTTAGAAACTTTTGGAGCAGTAGGTGGTACAGCAATAAAAGGATTTTCACTTGCTGCTTTAGGTCCTCTTGCACTTATAGCTGCAGCAATAGCTGCAATAGCTGTAGCTGCAGTAGCGTTGACAAAGTTTCTTGGAGATTTGGCTAGACAAGACTTAGGATATCAAAAGTTAGCTAGACAGTTATGGACAACAAAACAAAATGCTAAAGAAATAAGTATGGCTTTGAAAACTATGGGTGTAACTATGCAAGATTTATGGTTAAGCCCTCAACTACTAGCACAATTTAATCAGTTAAGAAAGGATTCTGCTGAATTAAAATTACCTGATAGCTTTAATAAAAATATTGCAGTAGTTCAGGGTTTGGGGTTCGAATTTCAAAGGCTCAAACAAGCAGGATCATTAGCCCTTCAATGGATAGGTAGTTATATCTTAGAATATATAGCTGGTCCATTGTATAAGATAAAAGTGGGATTTCATAATTTTAATGATGGATTTTTAAAAGCTATACCCAAGATTGCTAAAGTCATTGCTATTCCTATAGGTGTTATTGCAAGACTATTTTTAGATTTAGCACAAGTTGTAGGCTTTTTAGGCAAAACATGGGGGAAGACAGTTCATTTTATAGGTTCTCTTCTGGGAAAAATACCAGAAAAAGTACAGAATATTATAAAAATTATCGGATTGTTAGCACTGGTAATATTTAGCCCTCTTGCAGCTATAGTTGGATTAATACTTATATTTGATGATTTAATGACAGCTATAAAAGGCGGTAAATCTGTAATTGTGGATTGGGGTAAAGATTTTAAAGATAAAGTAGGCAAAGCAGCATTACCATTTATAAAATTGTGGGAAACAATTAAAGGATTTTATACAAATATTAAAAAAGGGGCAGGAGATATAGCCGCACCATTTATAGCTTTTGGAGAAAAGGTTCAAAGCATTTTTGAATATATAGGAGAAATTATAGATGATATAAAAAAGAAAATAAATAGTATTGTTAAACCAATAGCAAATGCAGTTAATGCAGTTAAAAGTACACCAGATAATGTAGTCAATGCAGTTAAAGGTGCACCCGGAAACATACTTAAAGCAGCTCAAGGAATACCAGAAGATATATTTTCAGCACTTAAAGGTGCTGGTGATAAGATAAGTGCAATCGCTATCCAAAGTAAGGTAAATTATGCTGTACCATCCGTATCTTCAACTAAAAATACAAATTCAACTTCAAGTTCGGTAGCAAATAGCAATAATAAAAGCAGTAATACTAATACATTTAATGTGTATGGTACAAATCCTACTTCTACTGCATCTGCTATAGGCAAGACCTTAACAGGTATAAATATTCGCAACTTGCAGGGGGTATATTAATGAGCACAATGACAAGGACCTATTTTAATACAAACATTGGAAACTTTGTGTTTGACGCTTGTTTTAGTATAGATCATGAAACAAATTTAAAAATAACAGAGCATCCGGTGGAAACCGGAGCTTCTATTTCAGACCATGCATATATGGAAGCAAATCAAGTAACTTTTGATATTGGGATGTCAGACGTAATGCAAAGTACAGTTAGTGGGCAGTTCGGAGATAATGTCTCCAGGTCTGTTAGTGCTTACCATACACTTAGAAGATTACAAACAGAAAGACTGCCTATACAAGTTGCTACAAGACTAGGAACGTATGAAAATATGCTAGTTGCTACGTTAAGCACTATAGATGACAATACTACTACGAATGGTTTAAGAGTGACAGTTACCCTCAAGGAAATAATTGTTGTATCGGTTAGTACTATTAAGATTTCAGCAAGACCACAAGTAAGTTCAAGCACCAACAATGGTGACCAAAAAGTCCAAACGACTGATAGTAGTTTACTTTCTAGATTATTTAATAAAAGTAGGTGATTTTATGTATATTGTACCTTTAACTCCATCCCCAAACCAAAGCTTTACATGTACAATACCAATTGATGGTAAGTCAATTACTTTTAACTTTTTTTTAAGATATAATACTTTAGCCCAATATTGGATTATGGAGTTATACGACACTAAAAAGAATACAATTATAGTCTCTGTTCCATTAATTTGTGGCTTGAATTTATTAGAACAATATAGTTATTTAAGGATTGGTTCTGCTTATATTTATAAAGTTGATACAACATTAAAAACTAATAAGCCTGATGATACAAACTTGGGTACTTATTTTATATTAGTGTGGTCTGATACAATTTTTTAGAACTCGAAAGGGTTCTTTTTTATGTAATTTTTGAAGGGAGGAGGATTAATGTCTAATCAAGATTTTATAAATTCAGTTGTACCTGGTGCAAAAAAAGGTTATACAACATACCATATCTTCCCATCAATCACAATTGCACAAGCAATAAATGAATCAGGTTGGGGCGGTTCACGATTAACAAAAACAGATAACAACCTTTTTGGGATTAAATACCCAGGAAATCATGATCCAAGTATTAAAATATCAAAAGGTAGTTGGGCTACAGATGATGGGGGATATTATACTCATTATGAATCCGTTAATGATTCAATACTTGATCATGGTTATTTTCTTAAAAATAACCCAAGGTATGCAGCAGCAATAAGTGCTAAAACTTATAGTGCACAAATCAAAGCAATAGCAGATGCTGGATATGCTACAGAGAGTGACTATTATGCAGTCACGATGCAGATTGTAAAAGACAATAATTTAACACAATATGATACTGGCGGAAGTAGTTCAACAGCAAGCACGGATAGTTCTCAACTTGATGTAATATCGACAAACTTTGAAGTAGTGCAAAACTCACTCAAATATGGCAATGTTATGTATGGTAGAAGATGCAGAATAACTGTAAGTGATGCGAAAGGAAATGCATTTGACATATCGATGTTAAGATGTACTTTTTCTATTGTAGACACAATGATTATGGAGCCTAATTGTAGCCAAATTGTAATTTATAATTTAAGTGCAGAAACAGAAAACAGTATTATGATGAACGCTACAAGAGTAACAGTTGAAGCAGGCTATGAGGGTGCTCAATTCGGATTAATATTTGATGGTGACATATTACAAACAATTAGAGATAAGCCCGATGGTGCAACGTATGAATTAACGATTATAGCCCTTGACGGTGATAAATCAGTAAATTTTGATATAGCAAATTATTCGGTTTTAAAAGGTCAGACAGCCAGAACTCTTGTAGAACACATAACAAATAATGCTCAATACCCAGTATCGTTAGGGAGTATTTCAAAAGATTTGGAAAGTTCTGGGACATTGACAAGGGGTAAAGTTTTCTTTGGAAAATCAAGTGATTATTTAAGACAAATAGCACAAAGTAATAGCGCGCAGTACTACACGAAGAATGGTCAAATTAACATTATAAAAATGACTGATTTACCAGATGGTCAAATATTTGATTTAAGTGTTTCATCAGGTTTACTAGGCACACCACAGCAAACAGACTATGGAATCTCAGCACAATGTTTATTGAATCCGGCAATAAAGATAAATACTTTAATTCATATAGATGGTAGTTTGGTTAGAGCAAAGCAAATAAGTTTGACTGCAAGTAACTCCATACCATCAAGCGGTACAGCTACAGGTTCTGCAAGTACCACAAGTTCAGCAGGAGCTACAGTAAGAAATAAAATTTTAGCTGAAGCGAAAAAAATATGTGATGATCCTAACACTGGTTATAGTCAAAGCTATAGAAATCAAACCATTAATGGGAAAACATATTATGATTGTTCTTCTTTTGTCAAGCATTGTTATGCTGTAGCAGGATTAAGTTTAGATGATATTACAGGCCCACAATGGATACAAGTACAGCCAGCTCAAGGTGGACGAATTGTAACTTTATCAGATGCACAACCTGGTGATTTAGTTTTTTGGTTTAATAATAGTGGTTGTTATCACATTGCACTATATGCTGGAAATAATAACATATATGCAGCTAGTACAAGTTCTAAGCCTTTTCCAGAACAAGTATCAGGAAAACCTATTTATGGACAATACAAAATAGGGAGAATAAAAGCCTTGATTAGTTCAGATGCAGGTCAAGCACCTAGCGCCGTGATGAGTGATAGCACAGATACAGGTACTCAATCGCCTATCTTTCGTTCGCTTGATAAGGATGGTATATATAGAATAATAAAAGTAACCTATACAGGAGATACGAGAGGAACTGATTGGCAGTGTGATTTTGAGACAATCAGCCAGGCTGGTGGAGTAATAGCAGCAGTAGCAAATTAGAGGTGAGAATATGAGAGATATAGCCCAGCTATCAGGTTCGATTGATGAACTTTACAGAAAGCTAGGAGAAAATATAAAAAGTACTACAAGAGTTGCAGAACCTGGAATAATACAGTCCTTTGATTCAGCGACACAAACAGTTACGGTACAATTAGCAATTAGGGAACAAGTAAATAATGAAGATGGAACAAAGCAATGGGTAAACCTTCCATTACTATTAGATGTTCCAATAGTCATTCAAAGAGCTGGTGGGTATGTGTTGACGATGCCAATAGTCAAAGGGGACGAATGTTTAGTAATATTTGGAGATATGTGTATGGATGCATGGTTTACACTAGGTGGAGTACAAAATCAAATCGAGAAACGTCGCCATGATCTTTCGGACGGATTTGCAATTTTGGGTGTATGGAGTCAACCTAATGTAATACCTAATTATAAAAATGATTCAGTAAATTTAATAAATATTGTAACAGGCACAGGTTTTAGTATTGATAGTAATAATATAAATGTTACCGCTAATCAATTTCTTTTAAATGGATATCCCATTCAAAGAGTAGGACCAGAAGGTATACAAGGAGCCACAGGAAGTACAGGCGCTCAAGGGGTACAAGGAGTTAAAGGTGACACAGGAGCAACAGGTTTAAAAGGAATTCAAGGAATTCAAGGAAATAATGGGCCTATTGGAGTTACTGGAATGCAAGGAATAAAAGGTGACACGGGAAATACTGGATTAACTGGAGCTATAGGAGCAACTGGATTAACAGGACCTAAAGGGGATACAGGAACAACTGGACAACAAGGTATACAAGGAATTCAGGGAATTCAGGGTGAGAAAGGTTCTACTGGGGCTCAAGGTCCGATAGGAAATACTGGCGAAGCTGGCACACAAGGAGTTAAAGGTGACACAGGAGCAACAGGTTTAAAAGGAATTCAAGGAATTCAAGGAAATAATGGGCCTATTGGAGTTACTGGAATGCAAGGAATAAAAGGTGACACGGGAAATACTGGATTAACTGGAGCTATAGGAGCAACTGGATTAACAGGACCTAAAGGGGATACAGGAACAACTGGACAACAAGGTATACAAGGTATACAAGGTATACAAGGTATACAAGGAATTCAGGGAGCCACAGGAGTGCTCTACCAAACTGACATTAAAGGTACTATACAATATCCTACGATCGTGGCTAATAAAATAACTCAAATACTTCACAAAACAGGTAGTACAACTATAAGATCAGATATATTTACTTACGCTACTAATCTAATTACAGAGGTTAGAACAATAGCCGCAAGTAGAGATACTATTACATTAAAATATCATTTAGACACATTACAAACGGAGGTAATATAATTTGCAAAGTAAAGACTTCGATAGGTCTTTTTATTTTGCCATTTCTCACTAAGTATAGGAGATTATTAATGAGATATAGAATATTAGATTCCAATGGAGATTATTCTTTTGGAAAAGGCCAACAAAATTTCACATTTGGGCGTTTTGCAGTTTCTCAAGCTATAAATACAAGTTTAGCACTATTAAAAAATGAGTGGTGGGAAGATACATCCGCGGGGCTACCATTGTTTCAAAATATATTAGGACAAACCGGGTCCACTGACAATATAGCAATTGCAGATTTATTAATTAAAAAAGTTATCAATGGAGTTACAGGAGTAACGGGGATACAAGACTTTACAAGCACTTATGCAAACAGAGTATATACATTTACCTGTAGTGTAAATACCCTATATGGGGTTATAGCAGTGATTTCAAAGGAAGGAGAATAATATGGCATACTTTGCACCTTTTATAGATACAACTGGACTACACATGCCAACATACAATGATATAAGAGACTGTCTCATAGCAGATGCAAAAAATATATTTGGTCAAGATATTTACTTGGGAATTGATAGCCAAGATTATCAATTTATTGCAGTAGTAGCAGAGAAAATATATGATGCTTTTCAAATTGCAACGATGGTTTACAACAATAGAGCACCCAATATAGCTATTGGCAGTGGATTAGACTCAATCGTAAAAATTAATGGGATAAAGCGAAAAGCTGCAACTTATAGTACATGTCCAATAACAGTAAGTGGAGTACCTGAAACAATAATTAAAAATTGCGTTGTAACTGATAAAGGAAGTATTAAGTGGGACTTGCCACCTTCTATTACCATTCCAACGATAGGGACCATTGATGTTCTAGCCACGTGTGAAATAACAGGACCTATCGTGGCTAACCCAGGGGACATAACTGGTATCTTTAATCCAACTTATGGATTGAGTGGAGTTTATAATTCAGTAAGCGGAGAATTAGGTTCGGATATAGAGGATGATAGTCTTGTAAGGGTAAGACAATCTAATAGTACAGCACAACCTAGTGTAACAATGTTGGAAGGTACAAAAGGAGCGATAGCACAAGTTAAAGGAGTTACCAGAAGTAAAGTATATGAAAATGATACAGGTACTATTGATAGTAATGGATTACCGGCACATAGTATTACAGCCGTTGTAGAAGGCGGAAACAGCCTAGATATAGCAAATGCAATATTTATTCATAAAGGCATAGGTTGCCTTACAAATGGAACGACTATAGTAGACGTAACAGATAGTACAGGACAAGTTACACCTATAGGGTTCGACATTCCAGATTATACGGATATTGATGTAACTGTTGCTATTAAACAATTAACTGGATATACTACAGCAACTACAACGAGTATAAAAACTAATATACAAACTTATTTAAATTCGCTGGAAATTGGAAACGATGTGTCTATATCTTCATTATGGGGAGTGGCATTACAAGCTATGCCAAATTTAGCAGTTCCGCTATATTCAATTACTTCTATTACAGCGTCAGCGCATGGGCACACACAAGGTAGTGCAGATGTAGTTATAAATTATAACAATGTTTGTAGGGGCAATATAAATTATATTACTACAAATGTGGTTTAGGAGGGATGGTTAAATGGCTATAGATACTTATATTGCTAGCATTACCTCCGAGCATATAGACAAACCAAACTTTATTGCGTGGCTAAGTAGTAGTTTAAATATCGTTGATGGAGTATATAATCTTCTTTCGGACATGGATAGCAACTTTGATATTGATAATGCAATAGGTGTTCAACTTGATATGCTAGGTACAGTAATTGGAAGAAGTAGAACACTAAATTTTCAACCTTTAAATGGTTTTGACCCAGTGCTTAATGAGGCATATTACAAGCTAGTACTTAGGGCTAAAATTGCTATGAACAATTGGGATGGAACAATTCCTCAAATGTATGAAATATGGGGTAATATATTTGACGATATACAATTACAACTAGCAGATAATCAAGACATGAGTTTTACAGCTTACATTCTAGGGTATGTCGACCAAGTAAAGCAAAGTTTAATTCAAGCTGGTTATATTGTACCTAAGCCCGAGGGTGTGTTTGTAAATTATATAGGCAAATCACCAGTACCCTTTGGCGTATATTCGAGCATGATTGTATCAAGTTATACAAATGAAACTATAAATATGAGCTATTCACCTACAGAAACTATTAATTTTGGAGTAAGCTCAGGCATGGTAATACAAGGGATAATAACAAATACTATAAATCAATAGGGAGGGAAATGAATGGCTATTTTCGGTAATATGTCAATTACCAATGCCGGACAAATATTATATGCAAAAGCACAAGCAGGAAAACCAATAGTATTTACTAAAATGTCAGTTGGTTCGGGCCTAGTTGGAACACGGAATCCAGCAACGTTAACTACATTAGTTCAAACACAATTTGATGTTGCAATATCCTCCATTATACCGGATACATTAGCACAATCAGCAGCAATTAGTGGAACAATAAATAATACTAATATGGTAGCAGCAATATATATATGTGAGCTAGGGTTATGGGCTACAGATCCCGACGTAGGGCTAATTTTATATGGATATGCTAGTGCAGGAACATTTGGAGATTATATGGCACCAGCTACACAAGGTGCTTATGCATGGTTGTATCAAATCAATGCAGCGATTGGGAATGCGGCTAATGTAACTGCAAATATAAGTAGCCTTATGTATGACTATAGTGTTTTAGTGACAGATAAAAGCCTATCTGTTATAAACGGTGGAAATCAAAAAGCGATTAATAAAAGTGTAGATAATGTACTTGCATCAAATGCCACCATACTTAGTTCACATTCGACGGATAAGCTTCTAAGACTTGATATAAAAGGAAGTATACAAATACCAACTATATCTTCCGGAAAAGTTACTCAAATACTTCATAAAATTAATGGTGTTACGGTTAGGACAGATAATTTTACTTATGCAACTAACTTAGTAACAGAAATTAGAACGCTGAATACTAGTGAAACATTAACTCTTAAATATCATACAGATACAATGCAAACGGAGGTAATATAATATGTTAACTTTAATTTACAATCTTATTTTAGCAATACAAAGTAAATTAGAAACAGTACTTAATAATGTTGTCTCTAATTTTAATCGCATAGGTGATTTAATGACCAATGTAGCCACTGCCAATTCAAATATTAATTCAGTTAAGTCAGATATAGCCAGTTTAACTAAGTCAAATGTTTTAAACTTTGAAACAAAAGTACTAACGACACCTAGTAGTATACGTGTTGATAATGAAATGGATTTGTTGAATATTAGTGGAAGAGGTATATTATCAGAATGTCTTATTAAAGCACAAAATAGTGATGCAGTACTTAGAATATATATAGATAATATTTTAACTTGGGTTGGTGTAGCAAATGGAGGTGGTGCTACAGACTTCTGTGGCATTGCAAGAGAAGCAACCTCAGCGAGTAAAAGTACTGTAAATCTTGTAGGTGTTGTAGGCATCTGTTGTAGTAGTAATATATATATGATTAGACCTTATCCTTATATTGGAAGTATAATAACGCCTAGTATGAATGATTTATCAATAGTAAGAGATGGCATAGCATTTAATAGCAATTTAAGAGTTACTGTAGCAAGATTAGCATCTAGTGTATCATCATTGGATATTTATGCAGGTATTGAATATCATTTAGCCAAATAAGGAGGTAATAAAAATGTATACACAAGAAAATGGTACTATATTTAAAGATACAGTTTATGAAAATAGCATAGTTAAAGAATGTATAGGAAATGCAACTCAATATAGCATAGCCCAAGCTGATACTCAAATTAAATATCAGTGGCAAAAATTCAATCTAGATACAGGGGTGTATGAAAATGATACTACTAACACCACTGAAATTTTAGGGAAAGTTCCTGTTGACGGACAAGTGAGCATAAAACTTTCTCCAGTGGCAGAGACACCAATACAACCAACTAATAAAGAGGTAAATGATAATATACTAGTGCTCATGTCTGCAATAGGGTCACTATACGAAGACATTGTAAAAAAAGGAACAGTGTAATCTGGTATTAAAATTGTTGTTGAAATAATGGAGGTGTCCCAATGGATAAATTATATTTATGTTTAGTTAAAAATCATATAAGAACAATAGAACAAGTACCCGTACAATTTAGGGATGTAGTAATGTCAGATTTAACAGCTTTAGGATTAGACGGAAACGGTAAATTAATAGTAGTAGCATAAGTTAAGAGGGAAATAGATAGGGCTGATGCTCTTTTTTATTGCCCTTTTATTAAACATTAGGAATATAGAAGTAATATCATAAAGTATCCTATAGCTATGAGGCTAAAAATAAAAGTTAAGTTTTGGTAAAATAATCCGATAATACAGGTGTAAGAAAAAAATGTTTTAAATTAATTAATGGGGGAATGTGGAAAATGAAGAGATTTTATCAAAAGTGTATTAGCAAAATGGCGATTGTATTTTTAATTGCTTTGGTGTTTGGGGTGTTGAGTTGTGGGAGTGTTTATGCTGATACTGTAGGGCGACAATTACTGCAGCCAGAAAATGGATGGAAAAGATATAGTTATGCGGATGAAAACTTGAATTTTAGTGGATATGGTAGTATCTCAACTGATTCAGGTACAGGTATGTATCAGTATAGATCGCCAAATGCAAACAAAGCCAAGATTAAGTTTAATTTTGTTGGGGATAAAATTAGAATAATAGGGGGGGGAGTACATAAGTACTTCCCGACTAATATATCAATAGATGGGGTAGTTGAAGCTATATATAGGCCAACTAGTTCTTATAATGGATTAGGTGTAGTTTATGAAAAATCTAATTTAGACAGCAAAGAACATTGCGTGGAAATTATATCGGATTATAGTAGTACTGAGGCTTATTTCCCATTTTATGGAGTTGATATTTTAAACGATGGAAAGTTAAAACAATATAATGAAGGTGTTATTTCTAAAGTAGTTGTAAACATTGAACCAGAAAAAAATAAAATCAAAAAAAATGAAACAGTAACAGCAAATCTAGTAATAGATAACATAACAAACATAGCAGCAGAAGATATAAGAATAAAATATGACAGTGAGAAACTTCAATTTATAGATTTCAAAGAAGTTGATGGAATAAAATTAGTAAAAAATGATGCTAAAGTTGGAGAACTTAGATTTATCCTTGCAAGTAAAGGAAAAAATAATATCGCAGATGCTAAGAAAATTCTATTGAAACTAAACTTCAAAGGAATCAAAGCAGGAGAAGCATTAGTTGATGTAGTAAAAGGTAGAGTTTCAGACGGTATAGAAATGGAAAAAGATTTAACAGATGCAGAATGTGGGCAGGCTACAATAGTTATTGAAGACAGTCTAATGAAAGACGTTAATAATAGTGGAGAATATACTTTATTAGATTTAGCGATTGACGGAAGACATTTAGGAGAAGCTCCTACAACACTTCCACAATACAATACAGACGTAATTGTAAATAGTGCAATAGATGATGCAGACTTATTAGAAATAGGAAATCAGATGTTGTTAAATCCAAATTATAAATTTTAATAACAAAAGGACACTCTAGAAATAGGGTGTTTTTTTAATGAACAATAGGAAAATATAGCGACGTAACTAGAAAATAAAATGATAAAATTATGGGCACCTGAGAGGGTGTCTTTTTAATATAAAAAAATGGAGGTGCATCATGAATGATGACGTATGTGTAGAAAGACATAAAAGGATAGACGAAAGATTAGGTAACCACGACATTAGATTAAACAACTATTCAGACAGAATTGATAAACTAGAACAATCTCAATCGGAATTTAAAGTAGAAATAAAAAATCTATGTGAAAACATAAAAAATTTAACAAGCACAATGAAATGGTTTATGGGAATTTGGGTAACAAGTTTACTTGGGTTCTTTTTTTATGCAATCCAACAAAATATATTTAAATAAGAGGAGGTACTTACATGAATTTCGGGGTAAATGATGGACATACAATAAGCGGGTTTGGTAGTGGAGCAGTAGGTATTATAAAAGAGGGAGAACATACTCGGCTAGTTGGTGCAGAGGTCAGAAGGCTACTTAAAGAAGCTGGCCATAATGCTATTAATTGTACTGTAGATTATGCAAATAGTGTTAATCAAAGTTTATCTTTAGTAATGGACCAAGCGAATAGACAGGATTTGGATTGGTTTATATCTATACATTTTAATGCTGGGGGAGGTGAGGGCGTAGAAGCCTATACTTATGCGGGCAGACAATATCAGGATGCAATAGATGTGTGCGCTAATATCTCTAAGCTAGGCTTTAAAAATAGAGGTGTTAAAGATGGTAAAGGACTTTATGTAATAAGACGAACTGTTGCAAAATCCATGCTAATAGAGGTTTGCTTTATAGATACTGCAGACGCTAACCATTAC